CATTGACACTTTTACTGCTTACAAGATGTACATTGCATCCAAACCTTGGGTTGCATCTAATTATCTTCGTATGCCAGAAAGAAAACCTGATTGGATTTAAATAAATTATGGCAAGTGAATTTCTTTTTGTGGAGAAGTACCGTCCTCGTAAAATCGATGACTGTATTCTCCCTGATGATACTAAAAAAACATTTAAGGAGTTTGTTGAGAAGGGTGAGATTCCAAATCTTCTTCTTGCAGGTCCTCCTGGAATTGGTAAGACAACAATTGCAAAAGCATTATGTAATGAATTAGGAGCAGATTATTATGTCATTAACGGATCCGACGAAGGACGTTTCCTGGATACTGTACGGAACCAAGCAAAGAACTTTGCTTCGACCGTCTCACTTACGGGAACTTCTAAACACAAAGTCATCATCATCGATGAGGCTGATAACACAGGCAACGACGTACAACTCTTACTACGGGCGAATATTGAGGCATTTTATAGCAACTGCCGATTCATCTTCACCTGCAACTACAAGAACAAAATCATCGAACCTCTGCACTCCCGATGTGCCGTCATTGACTTCACAATCAAAGGAAAGCAAAAAGCACAGTTGGCAGGATCCTTCTTCAAGCGTCTACAAAACATCTTGGATGAGGAGAGTATCGAATATGATCAAAAAGTCCTTGCAGAACTTGTATCAAAGCACTTCCCAGATTTTCGTCGCGTCCTCAACGAATGTCAACGTTATTCTGCGGGAGGAAAGATCGACTCGGCAATTCTTGCATCTTTCTCAGACATCTCAGTAAATGAACTTATCAAGCATCTCAAAGATAAAAACTTTTCTGAAGTCCGAAAGTGGGTGGTCTCCAACTTGGACAACGATTCTTCTGTCATTCTTCGCAGGGTATATGACGCCTGCTATGATAGTCTTTCACCCTCATCTATCCCCGCTGCCGTTCTTGTTATTGCTAAGTACCAATACCAGATTGCGTTCGTGGCTGACCAAGAAATCAATCTCTTAGCAGCACTCACTGAAATTATGGTTGAGTGTGAGTTTAAATGATTGTATCTGAAGATGATGCCGTTTGGGCAGCAGATGAATTTATTAAGTATTTCTCTCAAATGGGAAATATTGAAGACTATCTGCGTTTTGTAAAAAAGGAAGTCATTAAAAATACAAATACTCTTGCCTCACTTCAGGATGAGTTCTTTAATGAAGATATTCATCCAGTAGATATGGAGTTTGATATTAAGTTTATTGGAGATCGCTTTCAACAAAGCCTTCCTCAAGAGCACTATAATACTCTACTGAAAGCAGTTTCTTCTCATAATAACGAATCAAATATTCCTGGAAGAGAACTTCGCTGGATGGTATTTGAAAAGAATACTCACAAGGTTCTTGGATTTATTCGTTTTGGTTCTCCAGTGATTAATTCCAAACCCCGTAATCTTTGGTTGGGTAAGCAACCTGACTTAAGGATTTTTAATCGCCATGCCGCGATGGGTTTCGTGATTGTACCTTCTCAACCCTTTGGATACAACTATCTTGGTGGCAAACTCCTGGCACTCCTGTGCTGCTCTCACCATGCCCGCGAGACCCTCAACGAGGTCTTTGAGAAGGATATTGCCCTGTTTGAGACCACATCCCTCTATGGGTCTACCACAGATGCCTCACAGTACGATGGCCTGAAACCTTTTATGAGATACAAGGGTTTGACTGAAAGTAAGTTTCTGCCTCTGCTGCATGATGATGCATTTCATAAGTTGCACGATAGATTTACTTATCTAAACAACAATACCCCTTTGACTGATAACAAAGCATCCTCTAAAAAGATGAAGCGTCAGACAAAGATGATTTCTATCATTCGCAATTCTCTTGAAGATCAAGAGAAACTTGCTGAGTTTAATGGAGCAATTAATACTGCCTTTGCTTTAACTCAGAAGAAAAGGTTTTATATTTCTGATTACGGTTATGAGAATGTCCGCGAGGTAATTCTTGGAGAACAAGATAAACTTCGCCCTGGACAAAACTGGGATAAGTTCTATCAAGAGAATATTATTTCTTGGTGGAAGAAGAAGGCAACCAAGCGTTATGAAAAACTAAAGGAAGAGGGACGCTTTCGAACCAAGGTAGAACTTTGGACTGATGATGATGACATTCAAATTATACGATGACTTACGAACTTAAAGATTGGTTGAACTCAATTAACTTCACCAAGGAAAATCTGATGGAAGATCCATCAGTAAAAAAGGAGTATGCGCCCTTTATTATCAATCGTTGTCTGTCTGGACATATTGATTGTGTGTTGTTTGCTAATGAGATGAATAAGCATCATTTCTTAGATAAAGATATGCAATATTCATTTTATCTAAATAGTCTAAGGAAAAAGAAAAGATTTTCTCCCTGGCTCCGCAAGGATAAAGTCACAGACTTAGAATGTGTTAAACAATACTATGGATATAGTAATGAAAAGGCATCGCAAGCTCTGAAAATCTTATCAAAAGAACAAATCAACTTTATTAAAAAACGACTTGATACTGGAGGATCGAAATGACTACTACGGTAGAACCTATAGTAAATTGGTCACAAGACCAAATGGTAGAGGTAATTCTTAATGAACCCGACGACTTTCTAAAAGTCCGTGAGACTTTAACCCGTATTGGAGTTGCATCTCGTAAGGAAAAAAAACTCTATCAATCGTGCCATATTCTGCATAAGCAGGGTAGGTACTACATCGTTCACTTTAAGGAACTGTTTGCCCTTGATGGTAAACATGCAAATCTGACTGTAAATGATGTTCAACGCCGCAATCGTATTGTTCGTTTGCTTGCTGATTGGGGACTGATTGCTATCGTAAAAGAAGACTCAGTAACTGATATTGCACCACTTAATCAAATTAAAGTTCTTGCATATAAAGATAAGGGCGAATGGATTTTGGAACAGAAGTATAATATTGGTAAAAAGGGTAAGACCCAGGAAACCGAATAAAAAGGAGCGGGAAACAACATCCCGCTTTTTTTATGATCTCTTATAATTAGTAGTGGATGCCGAAAGGGTCCAATCACTACTAAGACGCTTTAAGGAGGTCTATTATGTTCGGAACAAATTCACTTACACTTTCAGTGCCAGACACTGCAAAGTATTTGTTAGATATTCAAAAAAACAGTATTGGAATGGATGAATGGTTTAAGAGGTTTGATACTGCGTTTGAGACGCACACAAACTATCCACCATACAATCTTGTAAAAGAAGATAGTGTTACTTTTAGATTGGAAATTGCTCTTGCTGGATTTAAGCGAGAGGAAATTGAAGTTACTACAGAATGGAATAAACTTTTTGTAGAAGCAAAGAAATCTGATGATGTTGGTGAGGAATACTTACACCAAGGACTTGCTAAGAGAGCATTCACGCGCACCTGGACCTTATCTGATGATGTAGAAGTTAAGGATGTTGCCTTTGTTGATGGATTGCTCACTATTAAATTAAATAGAGTTATTCCAGAACATCAGAAGAAGAAAGTCTATGAACTTAAATAAATATAATTGAATATTGTTGCCGCAGAGGGGGAACTGGCCAAAACCAGTTGACGCCCCTCTTTTTTCTTGCTATAATACTAAGAGGTATGGAGTAAAAATGACTATTAAACTTTTGCTACTTAAGTCTGGTGAAGATTTAATCGCAGATGTTCAGGAAATGGTTTCGGGAGAAGGGCCCGAGAGAAGAGTGGTTGGATATCTTCTCAATAGACCTTGTATTGTAAAAATGCATAATTCAAATGTTCTTCCTGAACAAGATACTGGAGAGCAGAAAAAGGCAGCATTTGAGGTTTCACTTTATCCTTGGATGCCTTTGTCTGCTGATACAGTAATTCCTGTTCCTGCAGATTGGGTTGTAACTATTGTACAACCTGTCGTTAAGCTTAATGAAATGTACACTGAGGATGTAATCAATTATGGAAAAGATAATCAAAGTGATAGTATTGGTGAATCAACAGATTCTAATCAGTCAGATTGAAGAAATTGGTGCTGATATTGGAGAACCTGATTGTAAATTAATTAATCCATTTATAATCAAGGAACAAAATACTTTAGAACCTTTCTTGTTGGGTATAACAAAACAAGACTACTTTATGATGAGCTCTGACAAGATTCTTACTCTTGCAGATCCAACCCCCACTCTTCTTGAGAAATATGAGGACTTGATTAAAGAATGAGATTTTACACTAATGTCCAGTTGATTGGAAATCAATTTTTAGTTCGTGGTTATGAAAATGGTAAAAGTTTTGAAACAAGAGATGAGTTTATTCCCACTCTCTTTGTAAAATCTAAAAAAGAATCCAAATATAAGACATTAAGTGGAGAATCCGTAGAACCTATTCAACCAGGATATGTTCGTGATTGCAGAGAGTTTTATAAGAAGTATGATGCCGTAGATGGATTTGAAATCTATGGAAATGATAGGTATATCTATCAGTATATTTCTGAAAAGTATCCAGAGGATGAAATTAAGTTTGATATTAGTAAAATCAAACTTATAACTTTGGATATTGAGGTTGCGTCCGAACAAGGATTCCCTGA